ATCGGGAACGCTGCCACCTCATAGTGCATAGGCCCGCTCGAAGCCAGGCGGTTGACGTACCAGGTGCTGCCGGTGGCCACGGCCAGCTGCGCGGCGCGCTCGGCCGCTTCCTTGAAGTTGGAGTAAGGGAGGCGCATTAGCGTCCCTCCTCTGCCCGGTAGATGGCGGCCAGCTCAAGGGCTTCCCGCCGGCTGGCGCGAAAGCCGATCAGGCTCTCGCGGTAGCCGTAGCGCCGGATGACTTCCCAGCGGTCGTAGCGGAATTCAACGACGATCATTAGTAGCTCCCCTCATTCGAGTAGTCTTCCGGGTGCAGCCGGCGAGTCTCGGCGTACACTTTTGCGGTGTAGCGGGCCTGCTCGCGGGCAGCCTCCTGCCGCTCGCGCATGCTCTCGGGCGTCTCTACCACCGGCTGCGGGCGCGCTACCAAGCGAGTCAGCTCCACCCACTGCTCACCCGTGCCAGCCACCGGCCGGACCAAAAGCCTCACCTTGCCCCAGCTGTTCTTGGCATCGAGCACCGTGCACTCGAGCGCCAGCTCTTCGAAGCGCACCAGAACCTGCTCGCCTACCGCCGGCGCCAGCTGCCGGACCGTGTGTTGTGTCGTCGTCGTCATGATTGTTTGTCCTCTCTAAGACTCTTTCAGTTTGCCAGTAACGCTCGCAGTTGTCAAGCAGGGAGGGGTGAAACTTTTATATATACAGCAGGCCGTCGTCGCCTGCATACAGATTGCACTCACCGTCTGCATGCGCAGCCTCGGTAAGGGCGGCGCTCACTGTCTGCGGATAACCGCGGTCCCAGAAACCGGCGCCGTGACGGTTGCGGGTAAGCCAGTAATCGTGGCCATTCTGTGTATCGTCTCCGGCGCGCGCCAGCAAGCCAGCATGAGCGGCTTGAAACGTCGTACAATCTGCGGCCATACGCGCTTGCGCCCCGGCAGACAGCGTATAGCCGCCGTCGTCCAGCGGCTCGCCGTCATTGTCGGTTGAAGACCATAAGGCGCAGTCAATGTAAGCTTTCAAGAAGGTTGTCATGGGGTTGGTCTCTCCTTACTTTTCTACCTTGCCAGATGCGCTCGCAGCTGTCAAATCCCCAGGGGTGAAACCGGCGCGCGCCGTGAAGGTCGGCATGATCACGTCCAGCAGGCTGTCCGCGTAGACGCCCTCGGCCAAGGGGCGCGTGGCGCAGCCGTGGTACTCGGTCACGTCGTACAGGTCGGTCGCGCGGTTGTAGCGCACCAGGGCGCCATGGAAGCCGCGGGAGACCTTCAGGGTGTGGTCGTCCCAGGCGACGAACAGGAGGCGCCTGTTGATGCCGCTGGCCAGCAGCTGGCGGTGGATGGTGCGCACGGTGTCGGTCATTAGCGCACCTCCTTGCCGACCAGCTGGCGGGCGTAAGCCTCGGCATCGGCCAGCGTCAGGTAGATGCGGGTGCCGACCACCTGGTCGGCGTCGGTGTCCCACAGGGTGGCGGCATAGAAGCCCTGCGGGCTCCTGGCCACTACCGCCTTGGTGCCGTCCTCGGCATTGGTGAAGTACATCAGCGTCGTCATGGCTACTTGACCTCCTGGCGCGCAGGCACGCCGCTGTTCGTGTTCTTATCGATGGCCACGCCGTCCGCAATACGGTGCCAGCACTCCATGCCCCACTCGCCGCTACCCAGGCACACCGGCCGCAGAGCCCGCCGGTAAGCATCGTGAGCCACCTGGACAGCTGCCGCGTAGCTGGCAGCCTGAAAAACTACACGATCCTCGCAGAACGAGGGCCGCGGGCGGGTGATGCGCAAGTTGTAAGTTGTCATGTTGGTCATTGCAAAAATCTCCTGATGAAAATCTCTTAGCGGGGCTGCACGCAGCCCTGAAAGTCGCTGTAGTAGCCGGCGCAGGCAGCGCGGCCGCGCTCGTGCTGGATAGTGACAAACCCGGCCACCCCAAGTATCAGCCCGGCAAACAGGGTGACGGCGGCAATGACCTTCAGGCGCTCGATGATCTCTTCGTTCATGTGTCTATCTCCTTGGTACTTCTCTACTTTGCCACTAACGCTCGCAGCTGTCAAGCGCACAGGGGTGAAACTTCAGCGCACCCCCAGCCAGGCGGCCGCGGCGGCCAGCACCAGGCGCACCACAGACGTGCTCGCCGGCGCCGGCAGGTGCTCGGCATGCAGGCAATCACTGCAGAGCAAGGCGCCGCGCGGCGTGGGGCGCTTACAGGCCTTGTCGGCGAAGGTGTAGCCGCTCTTGCAGCGGGCGGTCCAGGGGGCGCGTGTCGTCATGGGGTTGGTCTCTTTTCTGCAGCGCGTCTGCGCTACAGAAACTATCTTGCCACTAACGCTCGCAGCTGTCAAGAGAATTGCAAACTGGTGGGGTGAAATCTTCTAAGTGCTTTACTCCGGTACCGGCTCGGTAACGACCGCCAGCGCGCGGATGTCGATCGGCTCGTCGTCGCTCGCATCGACACGCAGATCCAACCCCAGGTCCGGCGCCGTACCGCGCGCAGTCGCGGTCTGGACGCGATTGTAGAGCTGCCGCAACGACGCAAGCAGCTTGTCCTGGTCGTCAGTGCTCGTCCGCGGATCGGCGGCTTTCATGGTGGTCTCGGCGATGTGAATCAACGCCATCGCGGCTTTGTAACGCACGTCGTCGCTCTGACTGCTGCGCGTCAGATCACTGAGCGTCCGGATGCCATGCTCACGCATGCCCCTCGCATCTTCTGCCGGCGGACAGGAAAGCCAGGTGAGGCGTGCAATCTCCGCCGCAACATGCGGTTTCTTCGCCAGCTCGAGCGCCTTGTGCCGGCCAACTTTCTCGTAGCCGGGCTTGACCGTGTAGTTCTCGCGATGCGCAGCAGCCTTCGGCTTGCCGGCCGCAACGCCCGCGGCGAACCTGGTCTGCTTGGCGGTGAGCGGCTTGTCGGCCGTCACAACAGGCATGTTCTCAGCAGTATACCTCGATGTCGAGAAGGTTTGTCGAGTGGGGTTTCTGATATGCGGCGGGTCGCGACAGGGAGAAGGCGGAAGGCTACTTGACACCGCTTATTTTCCACCCCAGGACAGCCCGCCAGCAGCCTCGCCGCGGGCCCTAGCGTGACCGTGGCTGCGTCGCCGAGCCCTGGGTGGGCCTCCGCATCCTCCCGGCCTCTCGCGGAGGCCTTGTAGGGCTCGCTAGGGCGTTGACGGCAGCGAGCGGGAATCCGGGTAGGATTGTAGGTTCGTTACAAACAATACACTTGGATCCGGTCTGTTCCATGAGCGTGCGGTGAACGGGCGGAATTGCACCAACTTGCCGAATCCGCGGGATTGGCCAATTGCCGGCAGGCTCGAGGCTAGTGCCTCGTGCCCTAGCCCTAGCCTTAGCCTATGGCCTAGTCTATGCCCTGGCCTACGCCCTAGGCTTAGCCCTACCCGTGACCCACGCCCCGCGCGCGCGCGAGCCGGAGGGTCCGCGGCAGTGGTATTATTCCCGCCCCATGATCCAAGCCCCATGATTCACGGGTCCCATCGGAATGCGCCAGGTACCATCTGCGACGTATAAGTTTCTCGCCAGCTCGAATGGGTCCCATCGAACAACCGTCTATTGTGCGGTCGAGTCCATTTGGGTCCCATTTGTGGTCGCCGGCCAGATGCGGATGGGTCCCATTTGCGAATAAGTGGACCTGTTTGCAACGCGGCGCCGGTTTCGCGCGCAATTTGGGTATGCGGGCGTCTGAAATTCCGGCCTTTGTTTGCATCAGGGGGGATGGTGGGGGGATGAGGGGAATCAACCTCAAGATAGCAAGTTGGCATCCCCCCTTGTTGATTCTTTTCTTTTTATTAATATATATGGGGAATAGGGGGATATATATATAGAGGCTTATAGAAATGAGAGCACTCTGTAGAGATGCCTATATAGGAGATCCCCCCATCCCCCCGAGGTGGTGGTAAGGGTCGTCTTTTGCGCGCGATAGGCGGCGTGGGATAAGGTATAGGTTTATTCCCACTCCATCCCCCCATCCCCCCGGATAAGTGGCTTGTATTGTTGTAGTTAGAGAGGGCTATACTTAGACAACTACTTGTCAAAAGCAGTAAAGCGAAGGTGAAAAAACGCGTCATGAAGCAAATGTCTGGTACAGAACACAGTCTCCAGAGGCAGGTCATGAGGATGCTGTCTCAGGAGTTTCCCGGAGCTGTGGTGCGCAAACGTCACGGCAGTATTTATACCACAGCGGGGGATCCGGATCTAGAGATTTTGTGGAGGGGGCATCACGTGGAGTGCGAATTGAAACGTCCTGGGGAGAATCCGACCCCTCTGCAGGCTCGCCGGCTGGAGGAATGGCGCCGGGCGGGGGCCACTGTGGCCGTGGTGCATTCCGTGGTAGAGATGCGGGAAGTGATGAAGCAGGTTGGAGGACAGTAGGCCCAAATTCCCCGAGCCGGGAAATTTGCCTGCGTAAGTTATTGAATCAGTACGTAGTCGCCCACCTGGTAGACGTTGGCGCTCATGAACAGCAGCCACGCGCGCGGCTCGGTACCGGCGCTGGTGGTATTGATCACGGTCCGGCCACTTCCGCCCTCTATCCTTATTTGCGCGCACTTCACCTCGCTCGCTGGCTCGCCGCGATCGACCGACCAGAAGAGGGGGCCTTCGGCCCAGTTGTTGAAGTACACCCGCGTCTGGCCGGTCCATAACAGTTTGGCTTTCGCCATATAGCTACATCCTTTGCTCTGCTCTGTATTGTTTTTGACTGTGCGTCAAAGAGTTTACAATTTAAGCCTCTCCTTGCCCGCTATAGTCCTCGCCTTCGTCCGGCGGCTGCACGTTCCGTTGGTGTCGGTGTTCGTCAATCCAGTCCTCGATGGTGTGTTGAATCACGCCCGCTAGCCGGGTGCGTAGTGTCGGGTTGTAGTCGGCTCCGTACTGGTCTTCCAGAAACCAGCGTGCCAGTTCCTCGCATTTCGGGTCGTAGGAGATCTTCATCGCGTCGCATCCTTATATATGGTGGAGTTCAGGTATTGCGTCTGGTTGCGCGGCCGGGGTTCCAGGCGGGCGAACTCCTCGAGCGCCTGCCGCGCCCGTGCTTCGCTCGGCCACGCCCCCAGCCTCACCCCTTTGGCCCAGGCGGCCCACCCTTTGGTGTTGGCTACCAGCGTGCCAATGTATTTGTGCCGGCCACCGCACTGCCACACGTGGTAGAGGCGCGGGCCCGTCCAGATCAGTTCGCCGCTTGCGTTCATGATTCTTTCCTTTCTTTTTTCTCTGGGTTTTCTTTTTTGCCCATCAGGTGCAGGCAGAATTTGCAGGTGACCGAGCCCGATCGCTCGGTGCCGTGTACCGGCTGCTGAATGCCGCAGAGGCTCCAGCCGGCTACGGTCTTCTGGTGTTTCGACCACGATCGCACCGCGGGGGCGCCGCGCAGCAGGTGGACGTCGGGGTCGCGCGCGTCTCGTGGTTCGCCGGCCTTGAAGTTCATAGCACTTCTTCCTTGTGGCCGCACTCCTGGCAGTCGAGCCAGATCTCATCTTCGTTGCGGACCAGCGCGATACTCCCACTGCCGCACTCCGGGCAGCGCGCTTCGCCGGTGCGCCAGGCCAGTTCGGCTTTATCCCTGCGCGCCGCGCGCAGTTCCTTCTCCAGCTCCTCGGTCCGGAACCTCCAGGCGTTGCGCTCGAGCTCCAGCTTGTCGGCGTAGTCGATGACCTGGTTGACCAGCTTCAGGAATTCCCGCTGCTGCTTCTCCAGGCCGTCCATCATGGTGCTGACCGCTTCCAGCTGCACGCCGGCCTCGCGCATCACTTCCGCGGCATCGGCTAGGGGGTCGCTTTTGAGGTTCATCGGTTTTCCTCCGGATCCGGTTCGCCGCGCAGCTCCAAAGGCTCGAGCGGGTCGAGCATCGGGTCGGTCCACCGGCCGCGGTCATAACCATGCCCGCTGTAGTAGTGGTATTGGCTCACTTCCTCGCGCGCGTGCCGGCGCTGCGCTCCGCAGGCCGGGCAATTCTTAGCCGGTGTGTGCCATATGGTTCGATCGTCGTTGGTATTCATTGGGTGGTCTCCACTTTGTGGTTGAGTGCGTCCAGGCGGAATTTGACCGCCTGGGAAATCTCCATAAAGAGTTCGGCCAGGGCGATGCGCTCCTGGCGGTAGGCGTCGTAGTTCGCCTGTCGGTATTCCGGACTGCGTTCGAGCATGCTCATGCGCAGCTGGTTGTCGAGGTTGTTCACCGCCGTGCGGTAGCTGTGGCGCAGTTCCTCGGTGAGTAATTTCAACTCCGCGGCCGGCCAGCCGGCGAGCGTCAGGTGCAGGTGCTCCATATCGCCGGCCCGCAGGCAGGCCTCCATGCGCGCCGTAATCGGGAAGTCAATCATCGGTGGGCTCCTTGTATTGCGGGACTTTCGAGGGCCCGGTCTTCAGGCCCAGGCCTTTCAGCCAGGCGGCTTCTTTGTGGTTCCGCGGGTCGCTGCCGCGCACAATCCCCTCGCGCTCGCACAGCTGCCGGGAGAGCAGGTTGCGCGGCAGCGGCCGTAACCGGCTGCGGTCGCACCAGGGCCGGTAGATGGCCTCGATCTCGGCCATGGTACAGGTCAGCTCCGGCGCCTGGTTGAAGTACTCTTCGAGGAAAGGTTCGAGCGTATCGTTCTCGCGTGCTTGTCGGTCGCGGGCGGCAGCCATCTGTTCGCGCGCGATGGCGAGCGGTGTTCCCAGGCCATCCTTGACCACTTCGATTGCGCCCGTGATGGCCCAGTTGAAAATCTGCGGCAGCTCCGGCCAGATCAGTTCGCGCTGGCTCTTGCCGATCGAGAGCGGGAAGGTGCGGCAGAAATGGATCAGGTGCATGCGGTCGATGAAGGGCTTGTCGCTGACGTCGAAGGTGGGGATGTTGTTGGTCTCGAGGATCAGTTTGGCGCTGGGGAAAAAGTCAAATGGTTGCCGGCCTTTGAAGACGCCGGTAACGGGTACGTCGCCCTGGGTGAGCTTTTTGACCAGGCCCTGGTCAAATTTTTTATCCGAGGGTTCGGCCGTGACGGCTACCCGCATACCGCGCATGCGTGCGATGTCGGCATTGACGTTGTTTTCGTTGCGCCCCCAGCCTGTGGTCAGGGTGTTGGGGCTGATGGTGACGGCGTAGGGTCCGAGGATGCCGAGTACGACGGCAAGGAAAGTGGTCTTGCCATTGTTTCCTGATCCATGCAATATAAAAAAGCTCTTGTGGTGGGTGTCGCCGGTAATCCAGTAGCCGAACAGGCGCCGTAGGTAGGCAATCATTTCCTGCGCGCGTTCCAGCTCTTCGGTACCTGCCTCCGGTCCGCCGCCGAACCATTGCTCGAGTGAGCGCAGGAAGATTTCCGGCGCCCCCAGTTCGGGGTTATAGACGAAAGGAAAGGTGCGTGTGAGGTAATCGTCTGCTGAGTGTGCGCGCAGTTTGCCGCTCTCGAGGTCGAGCGTGCCGTTGGCGCAATTGACGAGTAGTGGGTGCCGGTCAAACTCGGCCGGATCGACGGGCAGTATGCCGCGGGCCAGGTCGAGCATGGCGTGGATGCCGCCGGCATTCTTCTTGTTGTTAGCGAACTTCCAGATTCTTTCGCTCTGTTCGCCCTTGAGCCGGTTGCCCTGGCGTTGCAGCAGGTCCATGGTGTCGCATGCCGACTGATAGCCGACTTCGACGGTGCCTGATCGCCAGTGGGTCTTGGTGAAATATTGCCAGGGGGTTTCCAGCTCGCGCGCATAGCGCAGGATATTGCCTCGGTAGTGGGCCAGGCGCTGTGCATTGCCATTGTCGGTATATTCGTATGGCAGCAGGTCAGGCTCACTGCCATTGGCTGTGCCTAGAGGCACCGGGCCCGGCTTCTTTCGGGCCGGTTTCTCGAGCAGCTCGATCGAGTCGGCAAGCGGTGAGCTCCGGGCGATCTCCCGGCAGGCCTCGAGCGTGCCGCCGAGCTCGATGTAATCGTAGAGGTCGCCTTTGGGTGGAACCCCATCCAGGCGGACCAGGCGCGTGGGCACGCCGCCCTGTACCAGGCGGGCGCCGATCGTCTTTCCGTGGTGGACACCGGTGGTGTCGTTGTCCATCACCAGGTAGACCGCCGCGATGCCGGTAAACCAGCTCAGATATTCTTTCTTCCACTTGTCTTCGCCGTTGGGTAGGCAGGTGGCTACCACCCCCCAGGTTTCGATGGCGCGATCGCAGGCTTTTTCGCCGTTGAGGAGCCAAACTTCCCCAGCGCCCTTGAGCGTCGCGGCCCGGTAGGGCGGCGCCTCGAGGCCCAGTTTTTTCAGGTTGCTCCATCCGCCCCTGGGGGTCAGTGCCAGCCAGCAGAGGCGCTTGGCGCCGGTATCTTTATATTGAAAGCGGACCTTGACGGCCTTGATGGTCTCGTAGATATAGAGCGCATAGGCGTGCCAGCCCGGCTCGGCCGGCGTCTCGGTCTGGTCGAGGTATTCGGCGTAGCTGGTGATCCGTTCGGCCAGGTGACTCAGTTCGACGCGCGCGTTGGTGATGGCGAGCGGCTTGGGAAACGGGAAGTCCCAGTGGACGATACCCGAGCGATTGCCGTTGGTGCCGCCCACCAGGTTGCGCACATACTCGCTGGCGGTTTCCTGGTCGTAGCCGTGGCGCGCTATGGTGAAGTCGATCATGCTCCAGCCTTCGCCATCGCCATGGCATTTGAAGCAGTGGGCATACCCGGTTACTAAATTGATGGAGAGCGTATAGGGGCTGTCGCCCTCATGTACCGGGCAGGCGGCGCGCAGCCGGTCTCTGCCGGCGCGCACCACCTTGCCGAGTTCGGACGTCCAGAAGTGCTCGTACTGGTCCGAGGTGTATTTCAACGTTCACCTTCAGTCATCAATGGCTCCGGAGTACTGGCCGCGCGGCGGGGTGTAGTCTTCCGGCTCGGTTGTGGCATCGATCGTGGTATCGATCGTGGAGGCGCGCAGCGTACGCTCCATGTCTGTGTGGTAGGGCATGAGCGTCTGGCGCTGGGTGGTATTCAGGTGCTCGCCGGCGGTGAATACTACGCGTGCGTAGGCGACGCCATCGGCATTGTTGGTGCGCTCGAGCTTCAGGTTGGTGATCAGGCCCCAGTAGGGGATGCTGGCGCCATACAGGCGCCGGAAATACTCCAGGGCATTTTTGCGCGAGGTGGCGGGGACGTTGATGACGTCGGGCACGATCTGGTCGGCGCGCAGGAACATGAGCTGGCGGATCTGCCGGCAGGCCTGCCCGCGGCCGCTTTTGGGGTCGCTGCCGAATTGGGCGAACGGACATACGGTGCAGTCGCCGCCCGGGTCGCCGATGCCGGTGAAGCCGTTCTGAGAGATGCAGTCGGGCGGGGTCCGCTTCTTGCCGCCCTCGGCGTAGGAGGTGCGCCAGTAGAGGCGCGTGTCGCGCCAGGCGACAATGATCCCGCTCAGTTCGCGCGCGGATTCCCCGCCGGCCAGTGAGGGAATCTCCCAGACCAGGCCGCCGCCAGAGGGGACTTTGATGTGGTCCAGCTCGCGTTCGCTGAGGCCGTGCAGCCCCAGGTTGTCTTCCCCGATCTGGCGAACTTCTAATGCTTTGCTTGGGCTGAGAATCGGGAAATGTTCAGTTAGTTTCGAAATTTCGACATTACTTGGATTCGTTACACTAGGCAGATTGTCTGACATATATGGTTTCCTCGTTTCTTTATTTGGATCTGGATCGGCGTTGGCCGACGACTTTCAGGGTTGGGTTGATGTCGAGGACCGCGGCCAGGTCCGGTGGCAACAGGGCCGCGGTATCGGGGATCTCGCCGCGTTTCAGTTCTTCGGCGTAGTTGCGCTCGAGCGCGCGTACGTGGGCGCTCAAGGTATTCACATTGAAGGAGTCGAATACAAATTGTCCGAGCCGGTTGGCGCGCAGCGCATCGCAGACTGCCTGGCGGCCGGCGGGGCCTTCTTCTTTGGCGCGCGCGTAGAGATCGCGCCGCGTGAAGATGGTCAGGTTGTAGCCCCATTGGCCCGTCTTGTCTTCGAGCGCCAGGCGCGGGATGTTGGGGTTTTCATCGAACCAGTGCAGCAGGTGGGGCTGTAGTCTGGTGAGGTCCTTGTCGATTTGTTCCAGTTCGTCGGCTAGCTTGCGCTTGCGCGTGAGTAGGATGGCGAAGCGTTCAAATGCATTGGCGGCCGGCTCGTCGGCCGGCAGCTCGAGCGCGGGTATGGTTTCTTCTTCATCGAAGAGGGGCGGCAGTGGATCGTGTGACATATTTTTGCTTTTCCTTGAGGATGGTTTCGACAATCTCCCAGCGGTGCTGGACGGCGCGCAGGATGGTCTCATCCACGGTGTCGCGGCATAGCAGGTGGTAATAGGTAGTGGGCCGGGCCTGTCCGGCGCGGTGCACGCGCGCTCTGGCCTGCACGTACCGGTAGAGCGAGTAGCCCATCGAATAGAACACGCAGTAGCGTGCGCGCGTGAAGTCCTGGCCCTCGCTCGCGGTCTGGTCCTGCGCCACGAGAATTTGCGTCTTGCCGGCCTGCCAGTCGGCGATGCCATGCGGGGACCGCCCGCTGACCTCGCTCGCCTTGCGCCCAGTTTTCTCACAGGCGCGGACGCTGGCGTCCAGATCGGGGATGAAGTGGGCGAAGATGACGACGGGCTCGTCGTTGGGCAGGTCTTCCAGCCAGTCGGTGAGCAGGCTTTCTTTGCTCGTGTCTTCGTTGTGCCATTGGCCGCTGTCGTCTTTCAGTGCGCCGCCGGTAAGTTGTTGCAGCCGGAGCAGAAGTACCAGCGCGTTTTTGACCGTGATCTCGTTCTCCGGGGCAGTGCCGAGCCAGGTGATCAGATTGGCTTCGAGCTCGTCATAGACATGCCGGCCGTTCGGAGTGAGATCGGTATACAGCAGCTCGTCCATCTCCGGCGGCAAGTCGAGGACTTCTTTGGTGGCGCGATACGCGATCGAGTAGAAGCGGCGGTGATAATCGTCTTCGTCGCGGAAGCCTTTGATTTGCCGGTTCTGGAAACCGCCCAGGATGGCGTAGCGGGTCTTGAATGCCCAAAATGTTTCGTCGTAGATGGAGCGATCGAGGAACCGGTATTGTGCCCAGATATCCAGCAGGTCATGTGGCAGCGGCGTGCCGGTCAGGCCGAGCCGGCGTGTGGCGCGCAGTCCGAGCCGGCCCATGAAGCGCGAGGCGCGCCCGCTTACCGATTTCGCGCGGTGCAGCTCATCGGCAATGACTAAAGGCCAGGTATTGGTGAGTGCGAACGAGGCAAAGGGTTCGCGCCAGGCGGCGTCATAATTGATTACCAGGAAGGCGGTTCGCCGGGAGGCGCGCGCCAGGACGATGGCATCGTGCGCCATGGCGGTCTTTTTAGCGACCGAACCGGCGCGATCGTCCAGGCCGCAAAACAAATAGGGGAAGTTGGCGTGCAGCTCGAGCTGCCGGCGCCAGACATCCACAATGCGCATGGGGCAGACCACCAGCACCGGGCTGGCGCCGATGTCGCCGGCCAGGTCGATGGCTACTTTACTTTTGCCAAGGCCCGGCTCGAGGGCCAGCATGGCACCGGGTCGGTCTCCGTTCCAGAGTCTGTGGACAAAGGCTCGGGCTTCCCGCTGGTGCTGCCAGCTGGCATGAATCTCGTTCGGCATAAAGACACACGTATCCTCGGTTAGTGGAAACCTCGGGAACGGGGGACGTCCTGGAAGACTCAGCCTTTTTGTCGTGGGAGGCTAAAGCTTGCCGAGGTTTCTACTCTATTCCCGTGACAGTAAGATTTCAAGGGCTAAGTTTGCGGGCTTGGATCGTTTACGACAAAACTAATGTAAACCCTTGAAAACGCGCCAACTATAGTTACGAGAAAACCCAGCTTTGTACTTTAAAGTAGAAGTTCTCGAAGTTACTGAAGTTATCGACATTTCAGATGATCTTGATATTTCTGATATTCACGATATTTCTGACATTCTCGATATCTAGGACATCTTAGAGCGGACTTACTAACGTCGTCTGTTTTCTTATATTCTGGATCTGTATAATGCAATCACCGCGCGAGCGCGGGAGGCATCTGTGAACAAGCAACGACGACAGGAAAAAGTCCATACGGTCATGAGCGAATTCAAGCGGGGAACGCTTCATTCCGGGTCTAAAAAGGGGCCGAAAGTGAAGAGTCGTAATCAGGCTGTCGCGATCGCTATGAATCAAGCGAAGAAAGGATAGCGTGTTCCCGGTTTTCGATGTGGCCGAGATCGCCGAGGAGGCGGCAGAGCGTGCCGGCGTGGATCTGCGCTCGGGCTATGCGTTGCGCAGTGCGCGCCGCTCTATCGAGTTGCTTTCGATCGAGTGGGGCAACCGCGGTCTCAACCTGTGGACCATCGAAACCGGCAGTATCGATCTGGCTAGCGGCGTTAGGGAATACCCGCTGCCCGATGACACGATCGACTTGATTGAGCATGGCCTGCGCTATTTCAACCTGGATTCTGGCCAGCCTACCGACTATGCGCTGGGGCGTCGTTCGATTGATGAATACAGCATCATTCCGAGCAAACTCCATACCGGGCGGCCTACCAGCATTTACATCAAGCGCCTGATCCAGCCCAGTGTTCTGCTCTGGCCGGTGCCGGATCGTGATGACTACTACCAGCTGGTCTTCGCGCGCCTGCGCCGCATGGCGAGCGTGGGCACGGGCGGCACCGGGCAGCCTGAGTTGCCCTTCCGCTTCGTGCCGGCCATGATCGCCGGCGTGGCCTTCTACATGGCGCTCAAGAGCACCGATCCCAATGCGCAGCAGCGGGTGCCATTGCTTAAATCGGCCTACGAGGAACAGTTCACCCTGGCGAGCGATGAGGATCGCGATCGGGCCAGCGTGAAGTGGGTGCCTTGGAGCTATCGAATCTGATGCCTTCCGCCACGGCCAAATTTGCTACCGGTAAATATGCCCTCGGTATTTGTGACATCTGTGGCGTGCGCTACCTGCTGAGTGAGCTGCGCGGGACCACCATCCGCGGGAAGCCTACCGGCCTGCTTGTCTGTCCAATCGATTTTGACAACGATCATCCGCAGAATTTCCTGTCGGATGCAATTCACATCGATGCCGAGGCGCTGCGCAACCCGCGCCCCGAGGACTATTACTCGAGTCGGATTCTGCCGCACTGGCGGCCCTGTGATGCGTTGCCGGTGACTCTGTCTCTCGGCGACGTGGAGGTGTTGACGGCATGAGCAAGAATTTTGTGACGGTGAGCACTCATAAGCGCGCGTTTCCCAAGCGCAAGTTTGCTGACGGCGGTGCGTCTGCGTATGCCGGCGGCAGCCTGGTGGATGAGACCGGTACGATGCCGTTCGGCAAGTCCTCTTCTTCGACGTCGCCACTAGAGCCTTCTTCGAATTCGCCGCCGCCGGCCAAGCCAATCGATTGGAAGCAGATTGTTGCCGATAACATGAAAAGCTCTTCCGGCAAGGGGGGTTCGCCACTCGGTCCCCTGGCCGCTGTTGGCGGCACGCTTTTTGGCAAGTATCTGAAGAATCGCAATGCTGCCGGGCCTACGACATCTACGGCCGGGCTTACCCGGCGGCGCGGGACGGCAGATGCTTCCTGGTCGGATTCACCTGGCACCGGCACCGACTGGGCTGGCGACACCGGCACTAATGAGCCGAACCTGAGCCGGCGTGCTGGTTCCGAGAATCGACCACCTACTTCGGATGAGACCGATACAACCGATATAGGGGATTTGCCAAGCGGTGATTACGGTGGGGAGCTTGGGCCCGCTCAAGATGTTGCAGGTAATGCCAGCCCGGTTGCCAATCTTGAGGGTCTCGCTACCAGTGGTGAGGACTTTAGGGATTTGGGTAGCGAGTTCGCGGGTGAGTTTGCGAGCCAGGGCGGCAGGATCTCAGATGCGTACGCGCGAGGAGGAGACGTGAGTCCATCAATGCGACGGAGCCGGCCGGTGCGGCCAGCTTCAAATATGGGGGCGCCGGGCGGCTATACTCCGCCTCCGGGCTCCGCGGCGAATTTTCCCGGCGGTGGAGCGGGCAGCCCGCCGTCAGTCGGTGCTGTAAGCCCGCTTGCTGGCGGCCCGCCGCCTGGCGTGGGTGGTCCGCCTCCCGGTGGGGCTTTAGTTGGTCCTCTGGCTGGTGGTCCAGGCAGGGGGTTTGGACAGGGAGGGCCGGGCGGTTCGCCGCCACAGAATAGCTGGACTCCAGATCAGATGCAGCCGGTGGGCAATCCGAATTCGCCATGGGCTGCTGCCAGATTTCCGGGTAACCCAAATAATCCACCCGGTATGGGCGGTCCCGGTGGTCCACCTCCCGGTGGTCCGCCTCCCGGTGGAGGAGGGATGCCGCCTGGCGGCGCTTCGGTTGGCCCCTTGGCTGGCGGTCCGCAGGCTGGTATGCCTCCCGGCGGCCCTCCCCCTGGTGGTCCCGGTGGTCCACCTCCTGGGCCGCCTCCTGGTGGTGGCGGCGGTATGCAGAATTCTATGGGTAATGGCGGTGGTTTGAACCGGCCGGCCACGCCGGACGAGATCCAGCAATTCCAAGCGCGGCAGAAAGAGATGAACACGTACGCGCCCGGCCAAACCTCGGGGCCGAACCCGGCAGCTGCGCTGGCGGCATTATCGCCGACGAGCTTCACAAACACTCCGGCCCCTCCTGGCACTCCTTACAACCAGCCGCCCCCTGGCGGTCCGCCTTCTGGCGGTGGTGGCCAACCTGATGCCAGAATGCAGCAGGCTGCCTTGCAGGCTGCTCTGGCGCAGCGGGCGCAGCTGGGAGGTCAGCCGCCGGCTTTCGCCAAGGGTGGCGCGATCGAAGATATCGAGGGCGACAGTCCGCGGGCCAAGAAGCAGCGTATCCGGCAATTCGGTGATGTCGGTAAGCCCGCCGAGGATCTGCCGCCGGTGGTCGAGAAGAAGGCTAAAGGCGGCGTGGTCCGGCGCCGGCCGGGTGGAAAGAAGCATGCAGCTCCTAAGAAAGCCCCGCCGATGCCGCCAATGGTGCCCGATGACGATATGGACCTGCCGCCAGCGGCCGCGCCGTCTCCCAGTTTGCCGGCCGGGCTGGCGGCGGGCCCGCCCCCTGGTCCGCCTCCCGGTCCGCCGCCGGCGGGTCCGCCTCCCGGTATGGCCGCGGGTGGAGTCGCCAAGCTGCGCAAGGGCTACCCGAACACCAACAAGAAGCCGAAAGGCATGGCTAAGGGCGGTTCAGTGCGCGGTTGCGGTGTGGCCACGAAGGGCAAAAGTTTTTCCGGAGTCTATTGATGGATTACGTCAGACTCAGGGCGGCGATTCAGGAATACAGTGAAGACTTCGAAGCTAGTTTTGTCGATAACGTCGATACCTTCATTCGCCTGTCCGAGTCGCGTATTCTCCTGCGCGTGCGTTTACCCAACTTCCGCAAAGACGTAAGTGGATCGGTCTTGCTGGGCGAGAACCTGATTGCCTCGCCCAGCGATTTTCTGGCGCCGGACACGATTGCGGTGACCGAGGTGGTTTTGCCGCCGCTGGTGCCACGCCGCAGCGTGCTGCTCAATAAGGATCCGGAGTTTCTGCGTGAGTGCTATCCGGCTGGCGACCAGGGCCTGCCGCGCTTCTACTCGATGGTTAACGAGAAGTCGCTCGCCATCGCGCCTGGCGCCGATGCCGACTACACGGTGGCCATGGGCTACTTTTTTGAGCCGCCCTCGATCGTGGATTCAGGTACCACCTGGCTGGGCGATCATTTCTCGCATGCCCTGTTGAGTGGTGCGCTGGTTGAAGCCTGCACCTACATGAAGACCGAGGACAATCTGTACCAGCGTTATGACCAGGCTTTCGAGAAAGACCTGGCCATGGACCTGCAGTATGCCAAAGGGAGAACCAA